TCAGGGTCAGCAGGGTAGTCAGCAAGGCACCCAACAGCAGACGGTCAGCCGGCCGGAATACGTCCCCGATACGTTCTGGGATGCCAGCAAAAATGCCGTCAAGGGCAAGGAATTCGGCGAGCATTACAATGCCATGGCAGCGCGCATTGCCGCGGAAGATTCGCGCAAGCTGACGCTGCCGCAAACCGCCGATGCTTATAAGGTCGAGCTTCCTGCGGACTTCAAGCCTCCCGAAGGAGTCAAGTTCGCATTTCAGGCCGATGATCCGCTGCTTTCACAGGCACGCACGGTCGCGCACGAACTTGGCATTCCGCAGGAAGGCTTTTCCAAGCTGCTCGGCCTGTATGCCGGCGCCCAGGTGGCGACGCAGCAGCAGATCACCGTGGCGCGCAATGCCGAGATCGCCAAGCTCGGCACCACCGGCCCGGCGCGCATTGACGCGCTGACGACGTTCTTCAAGGCATACGTCGGCGAATCGGAGGGCAATCAGCTCATGGCCCGCATGTTCACCGCGGGCGACGTGCAGATCGCCGAGAAGATGGTGGCCAAGATTACGGCGCAGGGCGGCGCCGGCTTCCGGCAGACCGGGCGCGAGCCGCCGCAGCCGCAGGGCCGCGTCACCGACGAGGAATTCAAGCGCATGTCGGCGGCCGAACGGCTCGACTACACGCGCAAGTTCGACCAGCGACAGTTTCAGAACGGCGCCGGAGCGCGGCAATGACCGTACTTTCCGTCACCATCACCGATCCGACATTCGACAAGAAATCAGCCGAGGTCGGCTATCTTGCAGGGGTGCTGCAAAACGTCGCCGCACATGTTCAAAGGCACCAAGGTACGGTTTCGACTTCGACAAATGTAATGGGGGTTAGCTCAGCCGGAGTACCGAATACGGTGGTGGCGAGCTACACCTATACGGCTAGTGCCAGCAATCCTTGACGAGAGGGAATTAGACCATGGCTGTCTCGAACCTGATGACGCTCACGGAATATGCCAAGGGCTTTTCCAACGAGGATATTCGGCGCACGATCATCGAGATGTTCACGCAATACTCGGACGTGTTCGAGGTCATGCCGTTTGAGGGCTTGCGCGGATCCAAATACGTCGGCTACCGCGAGGCCGCGCTGCCGTCGCCGCAGTTCCGCGCCATCAACGAAGCATCGTCCACCGGGCATGGCGTGATCCAGCCGTTCGATGAGGCGACCGCCATCATCGATCACGACATCGACGTGGACCGCGCCATTCAGGACCGGCATGGGCCGGAGCGGCGCAATTACGAGGAACGCATGGGCATCACCGCCTTTGCGCGTCTCTGGGTGGATACATTCGTCAAGGGCGACCGCTCGACCAATCCGCGCGTGTTCGACGGCCTGAACGTCCGCGCCGCCTTCTTCGGCCGCCTCTACAACAACTCGACCGCTTCGGGCGGCGCCGCGCTGTCGCTGGCCAATCTCGATCAGGTCATCAATCAGGTGAGTAAGAAGTCTGGCACCACCTATATCTTCGTGCCGTTCATCTCGCTGCCGCTGTGGATTCAGGCAGCGCGTACTTCGACCCTGACCGGCTTCGTCATGCAGACCTGGGACGAGATCGGCACGCCGAAGATCTCCTACGGCGGTCACCGGCTGCTCTGGGGTTACCCGAAGGACGATCAGGTTCCCGTGCTGCAGTTCAACGAGGTCGGCGAGGGCACCGGCTCCGCCGTCACTGCGTCGCTCTACGTCATGACCTTGGGCGAGGGCATGCTGCGCGGCATCTACGTCCGCAACCTGACCCCGGAAGATGTCGGTCTGCTTGAGGACCGCAAGACCTACCGCACCCACATCGGCTGGGACGTGTCGATTGTGGACGAACACAAATACTGTTTTGCCCGGCTAACGAGCTGGACCAACGCGCCAATCGTTTCCTGATAGGAGCACCGCATCATGGCTCGCCGCAATTACGCATTCGACGCCAACAATCAGTTGAGCGATGGCGGTGCCGCCATTACCGTAGCCGGCTGGGCAACGGTCGGCGGCGCTCAGGGCATTGTCGATCTTGGCGGCAACCAGGGCATCACCATCACGCTACCGTCGATCGCCAATACTTCTACCATCACGCCGCAACAGGCCCGCATCGATGCCGTCGCGGTGATCTATATCTCCGCTATGACCATCGCTGGCTCTGACCTTTACAGGGTCATGGTGGTCGGCTCCAACAATCCCGGCCTCAACGTGGCGGCCGGCAACTATATTCTCGGCATGCTGGAATTCGGTATCGGCACCGCCATGGATGCGCCCAACTGCGCCAACTCGGCGGCTGCTGCGGCCTACGGCGGCCCGTCCGGCAATCAGTACGAAATCCTGTTCACCAATGAAGTCGCCGGCACGCCGCTGGAATTCATCTCGCTGTACGTCACCGGCACCTTCGGTTCGGTCACGCTCAATGCCTTCGTTGCCGTGCTGCCGCGAGAATAGCCCATGGCTGAGATTCAAACCGGCGAGTTCTCCCGCTACCGCAGCAATCTCATCGACATGCACGCGGACATGAAGGTATGGCTGTGGGACTGCGGGCCGGAGGAACCGGTTTTGCCGGAAGCGCCGGAACTGCCGCCCGGCAAGGACGGCGACCCCAAGTACGATCTGGCCAAGATCGTGTTCAAGCGCCAACTCAAAGCCTACGAGGCGGCGCTGGAAGCCTACGAGCGCGATACCGTCGCATACGGCAAATGGTACCGCGACAATGGCGGCCCGGTCGAGCAGCTGTTCTGGTCGGTTGATGCACGCGATGCGCTGCAGCACGACGCCAAGGCGGTCAAGGACGGCCGGCAGAAAAAGCTGCGCTGGTGGCTGTCCTCGCGCACCCGCGGCCATGAGAAGCTGAAAAATCTCGGCTTGCCGAACGGTATGCGGCCCGGCCACGGCCAGGAAGCCAATCTTGAGCGGCAGATCGCCGGCGAGAAGGAATTTGCCAACGCGCTACGAAGCGATCCGGTATTCGGACAGGAGACGCGCCCATGACTTCCCGCTTGCTGAAACTTCTTGCCGCTGCCGCGCTGGTACTGGCGCCGATCGCCATTCCGGTCCCGTCATTCGCGGCCACATCGCCATCGCTGCAACAGATTGTGCTTTGCGCGCCGCAGAGCGTGGCCGCAGCTTCGGGGCCAAGGCGCGTCGTCAATACGTCGTCCACCGCCTCGCCGCAGCCGTCCTATAACCTCAACGCGCAGGGCTGCGCGGTATTCAAATCGACCGACGCCGGGTTCTTCCTGTCGCAGGGCTATGTGCAGGGACCGAATCTGTTTACCGCATTCGGCGGTCCATATACGGCGCAGGCCACGGCGGCTAATGCCATTCCGCTGCCCGCCGGCGCGCTCATCATGGGCATCTGTATCCAGGAAACCACCGGCAACGCCATCACCGGCGGTCTCGACATTGGCATTGCCGGGTCATCAGATGCCACAATCGCCTCGGCATTCGCGGTGGCCGCTAATGCGGTGACATGCGTTCCGGGCAGCGCCTTGCTTGCTGGCGCCTTCCCGGTTTCCGGCGCCGTTACCGGGCCGGTTGCCAAGCTGATCTATGTCAACGCGCACACCAACTGGTCCGATGGCGCGTCGATCGTGGTGACAGTGCTTTACAGTTACTTCTAGGTGGTAGTCGAGGCATGGCTGCCCTCGCCTAAAAAGCAGCGAGGATAAAAGGCCATGATGACAAGATCCCTTGCTGTTTTAGCGGTAGCCATCGCGGCGCTGTCGTTTGTACTGCAAGCGCATGCGCAGCAATCGCCGTTCACCAAGGGCGCGGCAACCGTCTCGCTGTCCGTCACGGGGACAACTTCCAGCATCTCACTCGGTATCACCAGCACCGGCGGCGTGCAGGACGTATGGGTCTGCAATACCGGCGCCGCGACAGCCTATATTGCCTTCGGCGATTCGACCGTGGCCGCGACGACCGGCGATATTCCGTTGCCGTCCGGCCTCTGCGGCAACCTGTCACCGCGCGGCAGCACCTACATCGCGGCCATCACGACGGCTTCTGCAACAACAACGGTGCTGGCGATCCCCGGCAATGGCATCCTGTTCGGTAGCGGCGGTGGTGGTGGGAGCGGTGGCAGCGGTACGCTTTATGTGGCCACGCCGACATTCTCCAACGGTACGATAACGACCACGAACACTTGGCAATCGCTGCTGACGACCGATGCGCTGCGGCGCTCTTGCCAGGCGCAGAATCAGGGCACGCACACGATGTTCTTCCAGGTGACGGCGGCCAACACCGCGCCTACTGGTACAGCGGCTGCGGTGCAGATCGCGGCGGGGCAGACGGTGGTCTGCAACGATTACATTGGTGACGTGATGCAGGGTTATGTCTGGATCACCGGCACCGCGGCTGATCCGTACCAAGTGACGAGTTGCCACTGATGAAAACAATCATCTTTGCAATTCTTGTTGCGTTGATTGCGTCAGCGGCGCAGGCGCAAGTCATTTCGCCAGCACCGACGCAATTCAACACC